TTCTTATTTACTTCTTTGCAATGATAACAGAATTGTTTCTTTTATACCTTCTGATGAAATAAAAGAATCTTCTCATGCACTCGTTAAGTTCTTAAGTTACAAGCAGTTGCCATACAAGGATGATGAAATGTTTGTAGTATCATTTAAACCACGAGTAACCAAGGCTGGCAAAAAGATGGCATCACTTACTCTTGCAGATACAAGCAGAGATCTTCATTCTATTACAGTATTTTCCACATCTTTTGCAAAAGCATACATGCACATAGAAGAAGGAAAATCTTATAAGTTTGATTTTGGAAAAACAAAAGATGGAACGATTACATTGGAGGATGTACATGTCAGTTAGCATAGAAGAAGCGTTAGCACAGCTTGATCCCAAGTTAAGAAAAAGACTTGGAACTGGGGTTGGCGTTAACTATGAATATCAGCCAACACCTAGTTATGGCTTAAACCGTGCCTTAGGGGGTGGACTGCCTTATGGCAGACAGGTTCTTATCTGGGGATCAAAGTCTTCTGCAAAATCCTCTATGTGCCTTCAGATGATTGCTTTAGCACAGGCAGAAGGAAAGTTGTGTGCTTGGATTGATTCAGAGATGTCTTACTCAGAAGATTGGGCTAGAACTTTGGGGGTAGATCCAACAAAACTAATTTACTCACAAGCAAGAACTATTAGCGATATGGTTGATGTAGGTGTTGGATTAATGAATGCAGGAGTAGACCTAATTGTGGTAGACTCTATTACATCAATGCTTCCTGCAATATATTTTGAAAAAGATACAGATGAGATGAAGGCTTTAGAAAATACAAAACAGATTGGAGCAGAATCCCGTGACTTCAGTAACGCATGGAAGATGCTTAATTATGCTAATAACAAAGTTAAGCCAACTCTTATTGTTCTTATTTCTCAGTCTCGTAATAATATTAATGCTATGTATACTAGCCAGCAGCCTTCTGGTGGGCAGGCTACTAAGTTTTACTCTTCTTGCATTGTTAAATTGTTTAGTTCCGAATCAGACAATCAAGCGATTAAAGGAAAAATTAAAGTGGGAGATAAACTAATTGAAGAAAAAGTTGGTAGAACTATTAAGTGGGAATTACAATTCTCCAAAACCTCTCCAGGGTTTCAGTCTGGTGAGTATGATTTTTATTTCAGAGGCGATAATATTGGTCTTGATACCATTGGCGACTTGGTTACTACCGCAGAATTAAACGGTATTGTAGAGCGCACTGGTGCCTGGTACATACTTCCTGATGGATCAAAAGTACAAGGTAAAGAAGCATTCGTTAATCGTGTAAGGGAGGACCTTGAATTGCAGGAATCTATTAAGGCAAAACTAAATGGATAGTTTTACAGTATATTATGGAAAGTTTGTTTGCCATGAATGCAAGGCAGAGGTTAGATCTTTACGATTATATGCAGAGAAAAAACTAGCAACCTGGATGTGCAAAGAAAAGCACTTGAGCGAAGTTAGATTTGGAAAGCAGAAGTGGAAGTCTAATGACGGAGAAGAGTGAGTCAAAGCGTATTGGTGCTAAGCAGCATAAAAATTCTGGCAGAAATATGCAAAAGGGTGATGCTTCTTGGAAGAGCTTTGTGGTAGATTTTAAAGAAGTGGGAAAGTCCTTTACATTGAACAAAGATGTGTGGGCCAAGGCTACAACTGATGCAATGAAGAATGGAAAAGACCCAGCAATTGTAGTCGTAATAGGCGAGGGTAACGCAAAGGTTAGACTTGCTATAATTGAGATGAGCATATTAGAAGATCTAGTGGAGGAATAATGGAACAGCAGGCAACAACGATTGATATGGTAAATGGTTTGTCAGAAATTGCAGACTATATGGAAGATGAAGAGTTAACAGTGGCACTGACAATGATTGCTAAGTTAATTATTAAACCAGACATTCCTATAAATGTTGCACATATAGAGATTGTAAGACTACAAGCAATCGCAGCAAAGATGGCTTTTAAAGCAACATGGATGGCTAATGTAGACAAGTCAGATCGTGGAAAGAAAAATTTATACTATACTGCTGCAGAGTCAATCAATAATTTAGTCTCTGCACTCAAGTACATAACTAGATAGTCTGCTATACTTATACTAATAGAAACGAGAATAAAATGACAAAAAGTTTATTGCAACAAATTATGGTAAAGCAAGAGAAGGCACCAATCCATCCGATTGATGCAGCAGGGCTTGTTGAAAAGATTCAGTCTGGATATACGGTAAACCGTATTGACAAGCAGACTCAAAAGAAAACTTTTGCTCCATCAACTATTGCCTACGGACATGGAGAGTGCCCAAGGTATTGGTATCTAGCCTTTGATGGACAAATGTTTGAAGACGACGCAACTCCATTTGGAGCAGCCAATATGACTGCTGGAACAAAGTCACACGAAAGAATTCAAGAAGCAATGGGAAATGTTCCAGACTTCTTAGTTGATTCAGAATTTAAGATAACCTATCCAGATCCTCCGATCTTTGGTTATGGAGATGTAATTGTTAATTGGCAAGGAGAAGAACTCCTTGGTGAAATCAAGACAATGATGAATGAAGGTTTTGAATATCGTAAAGCACATATGAAGCCTAAGACTGGACACCTTGTTCAGTTATTGATTTATATGAAGATTCTAAAGAAAGCAAAGGCAGTCTTGATTTATGAAAATAAAAACAATCACGACATACTTGTTCTTCCTGTAGAAGTAAATGATTATTATCGTCGGTGGGTAGACCAGACGTTTGAATGGATGAGATCAGTTCGTAAGGCATGGGTCGATAGAACTCTGCCCGAAAAGAACTATCGCTCTAATTCAAAAATTTGCAAATCATGTCCAATTAAAAAGGCATGTGCAGAGGCTGGTAAGGGAGACTTTAAACTAAAGTCCATGGAGCCGATAGATGAAGCATTGTCAATTTTGTGATAAAAACTTTCAAACAGATATAAGTTATCAGATATACTGTTCATCGGATTGTAGGGAACTAGCAACCAAAGAAAAAATTGCTACTAGGTACCTGATGTCTAGAAGGCAAAAAAGAATAGGAAAAAACAGATTGTGCAAGTCTTGTTCCCAGGATTTATCTATTTATAATGATGACAATCTTTGCTCCAACTGTTCAGTAAATCCATCAGATGTAACAAGGGCATTAAAAATAATTAAGGATAATTTAAAATGAAACTTTCTAACATAACAAGTAATACTCCAGAAAGAATATGTGCAATTGATGCTAGTACCAATAGCCTAGCCTATGCAACATTTTATAAAGGTGTTTTAAAAGAAGTTGGAAAAATTAATTTTGAGGGAAAAGATATCTATCAAAAAGTTATTGACGCTGGTAGAAAGTCAAGGGGATTGTTTGAGCATATTATAAATGTAGATGCTATTGTTATTGAGCATACCGTATTCATGAATAGCCCTAAGACTGCTGCTGATCTTGCACTTGTTCAAGGTGCCCTGTTAGGGGCTGCAGGACAATCTGGTATTTCTACCATAGGAAAAGTATCTCCAATAACTTGGCAAAACTTTATTGGTAATAAAAAAATATCAAAAGATGAAAAACTTTTTATAAGGTCCCAACACACTGGTAAATCTGAATCTTGGTACAAAAGTTACGAAAGAGACCTAAGAAAGCAAAGAACAATTAATTTTATTAATATTAATTATGATAAGGCTATTACTGATAACGACGTTGCAGATGCCTGTGGCATTGGGCATTGGGCGATAAAAAATTGGAGCAAAGCAATTGGAATTGACAAATAAGACTATGTCTGCTAAACTGTATATGAATGAAGCCTTTATGCGTAAAAGATATCTGGTAGATAAAAAATCTCCAGAAGAAATTGCCAAAGAGTGTGGAGTCACTATTGAAACTATTTATGTATATCTTGCTAAATTTAAATTAAGGAAGTCAAAGCGATGAATAAATTTAAAAAATTATTTATTACAGTAGGTGTCGCTGGCGCAGTAGGGATAACCTTTGCTTTGGCTGCACTAAAAGGTATTCCAGAATCATTTGATTGGGAGGAAGACGATGAGTGAAAACTTAAATATTACAGTTGATCAAGTTAACAATCCACTACACTACACTTCAGACCCATCTGGAATTGAGTGCATTGAAATTACTCGTCATCGCAATTTCAATATTGGCAATGCATTCAAGTATCTTTGGAGAGCAGGACTTAAAGATGAGTCAAAAACAGTTCAAGATCTTGAAAAAGCCATTTTTTACATACAAGATGAGATTAAAAGATTAGAGGAACAACATGACAACTGAAGAGGATATGGTTAAGCATCTTGATCAAGTCAACAATGTTGTTGAAGAATACCTAAAGGGCAATGACCCAACACAAATATCAAAAGAACTTGCAATACCAAGACAAAGAGTTGTTGCATATATTGATGAGTGGAAAGTAAGTGCATCAAACAATGCTGCTATCCGTGCTCGTGCTAAAGAAGCACTATCTGGTGCTGATGCACACTACAGTAAACTTATATCAAAGTCTTATGAAGTAATGGATGAGGCATCACTTACAAATAATCTTAGTGCAAAGACAGCAGCAATTAAACTTGTTATGGATATTGAATCTAAAAGAATTGACATGCTTCAAAAAGCTGGTCTTCTTGAAAACAAAGAACTTGCAGATGAAATGATGGAGATTGAAAGACGACAAGAAGTCTTAGTTTCAATATTAAAAGACATTGCATCTCAATATCCACAGGTTCGTGATGAAATTATGAAAAGGCTTTCAACCATTGCAAAAGAGGGACAGGTAATGACTATTGTTTCTGAGGTAGTAGATGGATAGCTCAAACATGATTTCTGTTGAACAGGTCGATGGGATTGATTTAAAAAGCATTCTTCCCGTTTATAACAGCTTTGTTTGGTATCAAGCAAAAATAGCAGAGTCTAGATATAAAAATCTAGCTCCAAACTCAACGGATAAAGACATGCGAGATGCTTTAACAACTGCTCCAGATAGAGAACTTCAAGAGTTTTTAAATACCAAAATTAAAGATCGTGTAAATTTTTATGCTAAAGAAAACAACATCAACGCTTACAGTGAAGAATATCAGCTTGTAAAATATTCTAAAGGTCAGTTTTTTTCGGAGCACACAGATGCAACAGAAGAGTTTCCAAGAAAAATATCAGTACTATTTTATTTAAATGATGATTACGAAGGAGGAGAAATTGTTTTTACTAAGGTAAATCTATCTATTAAACCAAAGAAAAATACTTTAATTATATTTCCATCAACTGAAGAGTTTTCTCACTCAGCTGAACCAGTAATGTCTGGAACTAAGTATGTTATTGTTGGGTTTTGGCTATGATGTTTAACGAATTTTTAGAGGTTTTAAAGGATAGTCATTTTGAAGAGACTCCTGTAGACACAAAAACATTTGTTGAATCCCCAGATTATCTTGGTCAGCCACCATTGTCAGATATTCAGTATGATATTGTTGAAGCAATGAGCCAGATTTATCGTAAAGAAGATTTAATTGATCTAATGGGAGAACGGGAAGGAACAAGATACTATGAAAAATATACAAAGAACGAGATCATCTTACAACTTGGTAAAGGCAGCGGTAAAGACTTCACCTCTACTGTGGCTTGTGCTTATATTGTATACAAACTACTTTGTCTTAAAGACCCTGCAAGATACTTCGGAAAGCCATCTGGAGACGCTATAGACTTAATCAATGTGGCTATTAACGCTCAGCAAGCAAAGAATGTTTTCTTTAAAGGTTTTAAAACAAAAATTGAAAACTCCCCTTGGTTTATTGGAAAGTATAATGCAAAAGCAGACTCTGTAGAGTTTGATAAGTCTGTTACTGTTTACTCTGGTCACTCAGAAAGAGAATCACACGAAGGTCTAAACCTTCTACTTGCAGTTCTTGATGAAATCTCTGGCTTTGCATCTGAGGTTGGAACTGGTAATGAGCAAGGTAAGACTGCTGACAACATCTACAAAGCGTTTCGTGGTTCAGTTGACTCTCGTTTCCCTGACCTTGGCAAAGTAGTTCTTCTGTCTTTCCCACGGTATCCAGGAGACTTTATCTCAGAAAGATACGATGCAGTAATAGCAGAAAAAGAAGTAGTGGAAAGAACGCATAAGTTTATTATTAACCCACTGTTACCTGAAGATGATCCTAACAACTCTTTTGATATTACTTGGGATGAAGACCATGTGTTGTCTTATAAGTACCCTGGAGTATTTGCATTAAAGAAACCTACATGGGAAGTAAACCCAACAAGAAAGATTGATGACTTTAAGATCGCTTTTCTTAATGACCTTGGAGATGCTATGCAAAGATTTGCATGTGTTCCAACATTTGCATCTGATGCATTCTTTAAGCAGTCTGAAAAGGTTAGAGCCTGTATGACACTGCGAAACCCAGTAGATAATTTTAGAAGGTTTGATGAAGCATTTAAGCCAGACCCAGACAAAGTTTATTATGTACACGCTGACCTTGCACAAAAGCATGACAAGTGTGCAGTTGCAATTGCTCATGTTGATAAGTGGGTAAATATCCAGGTAATTAATAATTATGAACAAGTAGCACCTATTGTAGTAGTAGATGCAGTAGCATGGTGGGAGCCAAAGGTAGAAGGGCCTGTTAACTTATCAGAAGTTAAAATGTGGATTCAAAACCTTAGAAGACTTGGTTTTAATATTGGCATGGTTTCTTTTGACCGTTGGCAATCATTTGATATTCAAAATGAATTAAAGCAGGTTGGAATAAGAACTGATACCGTTTCTGTTGCTAAAAAACATTATGAGGATATGGCTATGCTTGTTTATGAGGAAAGAGTTGCTATGCCAGCAATAGAGTTATTGTTTGATGAACTAACACAATTAAAAATAATGAAAAATAATAGAGTTGACCACCCCAGAAAATCTTCTAAGGACTTAGCGGATGCTGTTTGTGGAGCAATATTTGGGGCAATATCACATACCCCAAAGGATCAAAACCAAGTGGTGGAGGTTCATACAATAAGTGATAGGCCAAAGAAAGTTGACAGCCTTGATCGTAATGTGATACACTTTAAACCTATGCCAGATGATGTAAAAGACTATCTGGATAGGTTTAATCTACTATAAATAAGGAGAAATACTGAATGAATTCATTCAAGAAAATATCAATTGCTATCGCTGCAGCCCTAGCAATTACAGGTCTATCTACAGTTTCAGCAACGGCAGCCCCGTTAGTTGTTACAGTAGCAACTGCAGCAAACACGACAACGGCACTTGCACCTTCAACAGTTGCAGTGCCAGTAACAAATGTAATTGCTGCGGGTAATACTATTGCACTTGCTGCAACAGCAGATACAGCAACAGTGGTTACATTTACAGCATCAGGAGCAGTTCGTTTAGTAACTGCACTTAATACAACAGATGCACCAAAGACAGTTGCTTCAGGGGTTACATCTACTTCAGCAACATCGGCAGGAACCGCATTGACAGTTTATGCCTACACAACATCAACAACAGTTGGATCTGTTACCATTACAAATGGTGCCTATTCAACAATCGTTTATATTCAGGGTACAGCAGGAGTAGCAGCAAACATTGCTTTATCAGTACCAACATCAACAGCAGTAGGAACAACTCCTACATTTGATGTATCAGCAACAGATG